AGCGTCTTCTGCAGCCTCTGCTTCGTCTGTCACTGTCGTTGCGGCTTCTGCAGATATCGTTGCATCGAGCTCAGTAAACGCTGACGCAATTACATTGACGAGTGCCGCTGCAGCCGTCGCTGCGAGCTCAAGTGTCTCAGCTGGTGGCGGTCGCATTCGATTTGGTTCTGCTGCGCTGTCTTCATCTGCAACGATTTCAGCAACTGGTCAAAAATTCGAGAACGTGCAGGCGCTGATTACTGCTTCTTCGGCCATAACTTCAGCAGCAGTGACGGTGGTTGCCGGCAGCATAAATGTCAGCGCAACGAGCACCATCAGCGCTGATTCAAATGTCTTGGTTTCTGCAGCGGCTGCAATCGACGCGACATCGAGCGTTTCTGCGAGCGCAGCATTGCTACGAAATGGCGCGGCTGCACTGCAATCGGCAGCATCTATTGCAGCTGATGCGCAAAGGCGTAGAAGCGCAGCTGTCGCGATCACTGCAGCGTCGTCAGTCAGTGCGACTGCGTTATCGATCACAACTGGCGCCGCGCAAGTCACGGCTACTAGCGCTGTGTCTGCATCGGCTTCTGTGATTCAAGTTGGCGCAGCGTCGATTGATGCCGTCTCAACGGTTGTAGCAGGCGGCGGTCAGATCCGGTTTGGATCGGCAGCGATCTCTGCACAAAGCAGCGTTGCAGCAAACGGCGAAATCAAATGGCAAACGGAACCAGGCGCAATAACCGCTTGGTCAGACGAATCAAGCGTAAGCACGATTTACTTAGTTCAGCCCTCTGCTACGACCAGCTGGTCGGCTGAGAGCGACAGCACAACCACATACACAAAACAGCTCAGTGCCAGCACATCATGGCAACGGGCAGCTTGAGGAATAAATAATGGCTGATACGTTTAACAATGATTTGCGCGTCCGCGAGCAAGAGGCCGGCTCTAACAGCGGAACCTGGGGCGGCTTGCTAAACACAACGATCAGCAACCTGGCGTCAGCCTTCGGCCAAGGCAGCGAAGCGATCCCTAACGCATCAACGCACACGATAACCCTGGCAGACGGCGCTGCCGATGAAGCGCGCAGCATGTACTTGAAATGCACCGGCGGTGGCCAGGCATGCACAGTGACGCTCGCGCCAAATACCATCAGCAAGGTCTGGATTATCAGCAATGAGACGTCTTTTACGCTGACGTTTAATCAGGGCTCCGGCGCGAACGTGGCGGTTGCTGCTGGTGCCGTAAAGATGATTGTGACAGACGGTGCTGGCGCTAGTGGTGCCGTGACGGATGCGTTGAGTGGGCTTGCGGGTGTATTCAGCACACTCACTCTGGGTGCTACAGCAATCACTGCGACAGGTACTGAACTTAACCTGTTGGACGGCGTTACAGCTACCACTGCAGAACTGAACTACGTTGACGGCGTGACTTCAGCCATTCAGACACAGATAAACACTAAGGCACCTCTGGCATCGCCTACCTTTACTGGCACAGCCACGATGGATGGGCTTACTGTTGCTAATACAGCGGTTGTTGCGGGTGATTTTGATGGAGGCACTGCGGCTACTTACATAAGACTGCAAGATGACACAGATAACTTTTTGTTTGGCTCAAACAACTCATTAGGAAATTTTTTAATTAAAAATGAGACAGCAGATGCTTTAAGGCTGTCCGTTGCTAATACAGGCGACATCAGCTTCTACGAAGACACAGGCACTACGCCTAAGTTGTTCTGGGATGCTTCTGCGGAGTCTTTGGGTATTGGCACTACCAGCCCTATTGTTGCAGGCAGTGGCTTTACTGGGTTGGCGATAGATGGAACTGCCTCGTCAATTACTCTGACAAACGGTGCAGACCAAACAGCTTACATTTACAACAGCGCAAGTGAAGGGCATCTGACCTTTGAGATGGTTGGAGATATGCGATTTAGACCCGGCAGTGCAGAACGCATGCGCCTGACCTCATCAGGCAGCTTGCTTTTGGGGAAATCGACTACTGGTGACTACGTCACTGGCATTGAGATGCAGCCCGCTGGAGCTATTTTGTCTTACCGCAATGGTGGTGTGGCTAGCATTTTTGGTAGAACCAATGATGGTGAGATAACACGATTTACGCGCAATGGCTCAATTATAGGCGCTATTGGTACTCTAAGCGGTGACCTAAATATAGGCTCTGGCGACACAGGACTAGACTTTTCCGCTGGTCTTGACGCAATCATGCCATACGACCCTTCAGCGAATAACCTCAGAGACAATACGATTGGTTTGGGCCAATCAGCTGCTCGCTTTAATGACGCTTACATTACCAACGGTGTCACCACAGGCTCCGACGCAAACGACAAGCAAGACATTGAAACATTATCAGACGCAGAACAACGAGTAGCCGTAGCTTGTAAAGGACTTCTTCGTAAGTGGCGCTGGAAAGACGCAGTAGAAGCTAAAGGCGACGATGCCCGTATCCACTTTGGAATCATCGCACAAGGCCTACAAGCAGCATTTGAAGCAGAAGGCTTAGACGCTGGACGCTATGCAATGTTTATGAGTAACACATGGACTGATGAAGAAACTGGTGAAGAACGTACACGAATGGGTGTGCGCTATTCTGAACTACTCGCCTTCATCATTTCAGCAATCTAGGAGAACAACTAATGGCTACTTTCAACTGGACGATTTCAACCCTTGAGCGCGACCTGATTGGCGACCTAGCGGGTGGGGTCATTGTGGCTCATTGGCGCTGCAACGCAGAGCAGACACAAGGCTCTGGTGATGACGCCGTGACCTACACCGCTACGAGCTACAGCACCAGTGGGTTTACCCCAGACCCGTCTGCTTCCGATTACATCCCATATGCGGATTTAACTGAAGCTGATGTGCTTGGTTGGTGCTGGGCAGGTGGCGTTGATAAAGATGCGGTTCAAACGTCTTTGCAAGCCAATATTGACGGGCAGATCACGCCAGCTACAGCAACAGGCACGCCTTGGGCGGCATAAGGAATAGAGCATGGAAGACGCAGTAATTACGATTGGTGACGCCGACTTTAACTTCAGCGACCTGCAGCCAGAGGCGCAAATCATTGTGCAGCGCGTTCGCATGTTGCGGGATCAGCAACAACAGCTACAGATTCAAATGATCGAAAGCGAGCGCACCATAAACGCTTGGTCAGCCGATTTGCATGACCTAGTGCATGCGGTTGAAGAAGACGAGGAAGAGTCCGCCTAATGGCGACAACTGAGAAAGAGCTAGCGCAAAAGGCGTTGGCAGAGATCGAGGCGCATGAACGCGAGTGCCTAGTTCGCTTTCAAAACATAGAACGTCGCCTGGACAGTGGCGCAAAGAATTTTGAAAAACTTGAGAGACTGATTTTTGGTTTGTACGCAATCGTTCTTGGTTCGGTTTTGTTGCCAATTTTATTGAACATGGGCTAAGCCATGATTGGCGAGATTGCGGCAATCGTCGCCGGCGTCAACGCCGCAACAAGCGCGATCAAGCAAATTGCGGAAACCACGTCAGATATCTCAAGTATTTCAGGCTATCTATCAAGCCTGGGTGGGGCCGAGGTTGAGCTCCAGCGATCGATTAACGAGGGAAAATTGTCAGAGGCAGACGCTGTTAAGGCGGCGTTGGCCAAGAAACAGATATCACGAACCATGTCAGAGATCCGCGATCTATTTACCATCAGCGGAAACGCGGATTTGTATAAGGAGGCTATGGCTTCAATGGCCGAGGCGAGAAAAGCAAAGCAGCAAGAGCTTGCAAGACAAGCGGCAGCCAAGAAAAAGTTTTGGAGAGAGGTTAAGCAGTGGGGTTTGGTCGCAGCGGTTCTTTTGATTTTGTTGCCAATGACATTGGCGCTCTTGCTGGCATACCTGACGCGATAACGCACATAGGACGAACGAATGAAGTTTGACGCAATCAAAGGAATCATCGGCAGCCTGGCACCTACAGTCGCGCAAGCACTCGGTGGCCCGTTGGCCGGCACTGCGGCGTCAGCGATCGCGAAGGCGCTCGATTGTGATCCAGAGCCAAAGGCTCTGCAGCAAGCGGTGCAAAACGCTACGCCAGAACAGCTGGCAGAAATCAAACGCGCAGATAACGACTTTGCCGTCCAAATGAAAAAGCTAGAAGTGGACGTGTTTGCCTTGCAGACAGCAGACACGCAAGACGCGCGCAAGCGATTTAGCGGTGATTGGACTGCCAGGCTTATCGCGATCATGTGCGTTCTGTTTTTTGGCAGCTACATTTTCATGGTGACGATCCAGGAGCCAAACCAAAATTCAGACGCAGTAATTAACCTGGTGCTCGGATATTTAGGCGGAATCGTTAGCTCAATCATCAGTTTCTACTTCGGTGCTTCTAGTAAGGATCAAACAAGTAATGAGTGAACGACTTATTAAGATGCTCAAGCGCCACGAAGGCGTCAAAAGCCACGCTTATAAATGCAGCGCCGGCAAGGTAACGGTGGGCGTCGGTCGCAACATTGACGAGAGCGGCGGTATTGGTCTGAGCGACTCTGAGATCGACATGCTGCTTGCAAACGACATCAAGCGAGTCGAGCAAGAGCTCACGGATCGATTTACCTGGTACAGCAAACTCGACAGTGTGCGACGGGAGGCAATGATCGACATTGCGTTCAACCTTGGCCTGACCAAACTGCTTGGATTCAAGAAGGCATTGGCCGCGATGGAGTCAGGCGATTACTTTTGGGCCAGCACTGAATTCAACGCAAGCCGTTGGGCAGAGCAGGTCGGGTATCGAGCGGACGAGCTCTGCGACATGATTGAAACGGGTGAATACCGTGTCTTTGCTTAACATCGCACCGCCGCCAGGCGTGGTTAAAAACGGCACCGATTTGCAGCAGGCCAATACCTGGTCAGACGCAAACCTGGTGCGCTGGTACGAGGGTGCGCTACAGCCGGTAGGCGGCTGGCGAGCTCGCACGACGTCGGCCATGTCTGGCGTCTGTCGCGCGTTGATCGCCTACCTCGACAACAGCCGCAACCGGCGGACGGTCGCAGGCACGCACACGAACCTTTACTTTGTTGGCCAAGACAACGCTCTGACAGACATCACGCCAGCTGGCTTTACGACCGGCAACGCCGACGCAGTGCAGAACCTGGGCTATGGCGGGCTGACATGGGGCGCGAGCACTTGGAATACGCCCAGGCCAGACAGCGGCGCATACACGCCGGCAACGACTTGGTCGCTAGACACATTCGGCGAATATGTCATCGCGTCAGCTACGAGCGACGGCAAGATTTATCAGTGGGCCAACAGCACCGCCGCAGTGGCAGCTGTGCTCAGCAATGCGCCTGTCGATAACAACGCCATTGTAGTGAGCCCAGAGCGTTTTGTTTTTGCACTAGGTGCTGGTGGCGTAGGTAATAAGGTCGCGTTCTCTGACCAAGAGCAGAGCAACGTCTGGACGCCCGCGGCAACAAACCAAGCAGGCAGTTTCACCCTGGCGACAGACGGCAACTTGATGGCCGGCAAGCGCATGCGCGGCGAGACGCTCTTGCTGACGGACACGGACGCGCATACTGCCAGGTACCAAGGCCCGCCATTTATCTACGGCTTCCAGCAAGTCGGCACGGCGTGCGGTGTCATTAGCGCCAACGCCTGCGCGACAGCTGGCGGCTCGGCCTATTGGATGGGAAACAACGGTTTCTTCGTCTACAACGGCAGCGTGCAGCCTCTGCGTAGCAGTGTCGGCGACTTCATCTTCGAGAACCTAAACGTCACTGAGCGCTCAAAAGTTTACGCCGTCCAAAACAGCAATTTCAGCGAGATCATTTGGTTTTACCCAAGCAGCGGATCAAGCGAAAACGACAGCTACGTCTCATATAACTACATGGAAAACCATTGGCAGATTGGCACCCTGGCACGCACGGCTGGCGTCGATGTTGGTGCGTTTGTTTTCCCTAATTACACAAGCGCTGACGGCTATGTCTATGAGCACGAAGTCGGCTACGCATACGACTCTGGCAGCACTATCTTTGCGCAAACCGGCCCGCTGCAGCTTGGCAATGGCGACCGGATGATGGTCGCGACGTCGTTGATCCCTGACGAAAAAACCCAGGGCGACGTGACTGCCACATTTAAGACACGTTTTTATCCAAATGCAGCTGAGAGCACGTTTGGCCCGTTCGACATGTCGGCGCCAACGAGCGTGCGATTCCAGGGGCGCCAGGTGCAGATGACAGTAACCGGCAACACGCCTAGCAGCTGGCGAGTAGGCAACATGCGTCTCGATGTACGCGAGGGCAGCAGACGATGATCTTGCCCGAGGCGCAGCGTAATTATGATTTTGTGCAGGAAAACCAGCGCAACAACTTGATTGAGCAAGCTGACAACTTGAATCGCAAAAAGAACCAGGACGTCGAGTTACGAAGTGAGCGTCTGATTCTGCAGAGCCCTGACGGCACGCGATTCAGTATCACTGTCGCGAACGACGGCACC